CCCCTTTTAATTCCCTGATCTCATCCTCTCGCATCCTTAATTGTGCCCTTATGGATGATTCCTGAATTAAATCTTTCATCTGCAGAAACATCCCGACCGATCCCAGAATAGCACCGATTATAACACCGATTGCAATCTTCATTAGAAACCCCCTTTTTATTACTTGATTTGTAGATTGTTCTCTGTTTCAATATGACAACCTGCAACCTGAACCCCATCCATGATAGCCTTTTTAATATTGACCTTATCGGGACTGTACTCGATCTTTTGTTTCATGAATTCTTTGGGGATCATTTCTTCATTATCGACAATTATCTTGTCAGATTTCCTGAACCCGAAAACAACCCTTGCAGATTCAAACTTTTCACCATTAAGAATCCCAGAAACATAATTCTTTAGATTCTCAATCTCTCGTTCCTTAACCTCTCGCCTTGCTTTTAAGGCAGATTCCTCATCTTTCAGAGCCTTTACATCTGCCATCTTATTCTTGATGATTGCCCCGATATTATCGAGCTTTTCATCCTTCTGCATCTGCAGATCCTCGATTCTCTGAACCCATTCATCGGAAACCTCCCCTGTTTCCTGATCAACATCCAGAAACATCTGGTTGATTGCATTTTCAAGTTCTGCATTAATCTCATAAAGTGTAGCCACTCGGTACTCCCCCTTTCTTACATTGAACCTTTTATGAGTTTCCACATATCAGAATCGGGAATTTCATATAATTCCTGAATCTTAATCCAGATAGACGGCTTGCTCTGTGATCTTCCCTTTTCAATATCTGCATAATAATTGACGGGAATTCCCAATTTTTCAGCAACGTCAACCTGATCCCAATTCCTCATCTTTCGCAGATTGAATAACATCAGATTCTTTGCGATCACGTTACCCATACCATGTGCCTCCTTTCTTATATTTCCAATTGATTATATCCGAAAAATGATATGCCATCAATCGTTAATTGTCTATTACCTCGAATAATTCCAGATCATAATTATTCGTTTCCCAATCGAAAGATGCCATGACCCAATCATCATCATTGTAATAATCCAGATCATCCCCATCATCACCGACATAATAATTAGCGAAATCCTGTTGCTCGAATCCTTCACCTAATCCGTCCGAATTCTGACCACCGATCCATTCAGAAATGTTTGTCATTTCCTCATCTGACAACTTTTCATTCGTCTTAACCTCGATAACCCCAGAATTCTCTGTTTCAAGAATCCACTTAACAGAAATAACCTTGTCTGAACCTCGATCATCATTAAGAAGATATTTGGTCATATCATCTTTAAGAAGATAATCATAGGCAGAATCAAAATCATTCACCGAATCCACAAGCTGAAAATAAGTCCTATAAACGTAGATCATAAATTAAACCTCCTGATATTCATTCAAAATATTCTTTAATCGATCAAAATCTGTGATGATCATCTTCTTTGCGATATCCATCGAAATCCTTCCCCCAGAAACCTTAACGATCTCCTCGACCAACTCGACAAAAACCTCATGATACTTTTTATATGCATAATCGGCAAGAACTTCGATTTCCTTATTATCGGGATTATTCTCATATAACTTATCGAATACATCCGATACATCCCTCTTTGCCTCATACCTCTTGATCAATTCTTTCATTTCCTGAATCCTCCTCGAATGATTGTAACCATACTATACACGATTATTTGTAGATGGTCAATCGTAAATGATAGGTAGGTAAGAAAAAATTATTCCCCGATCAAACATCTTTTGATCTCATAGGCGGCAGAATAGAAATAAACCCAGTTAGTGTCTTTCGAGAATATCCCATATGCCACCGCATTATTCATGAAATAATTCATCCATCCGATTCTTTCTTCTGTATCACATGACATCGTAATCTCCATAAAGATATTACAAGCATCACGATATTCCTTTGTCGATCTTAACGATTCTGCCCTTTCATCCATCCAATCATCGACCTTGAACCGATCAATGTGATCAATCCTGACCCTCTTGGTAAAATCTGATTCCATCCTTGTAAACTCATAAGCAGTCATGATCTTAACCCCCTTAATCAATTATTAAATCAATGATCTTGTCGACCTTATATGTAACACAGATTGTCTGTCCTCTCCATCCAGATCGCAGACTATATTCCTTTGTATCATCATAGAATGTTATAAAATCCCCATCTGACAAATAAGCAATACCCTTATCTCTTGCGATCTCACACTTTTTTAAAGCCTGTCTTCTTGTCATGATCTCATACCTCCTGATTCTTTCTGATTTTCCATCCGCTCGGCATCATATACCCATCTATACATGTAACCGATACCGAATTTTTATTTACTCGATCAACTCTTAATCTTAAATTCCATTCCTTAATCCCATCCCTCAAAGGTGTATATTCAACACAAGAAATAATGTCCCCCTTCTTAACAGAATTGATATCCTGATCATACTTGAATCTTGCCATTTTTCTGAACCTCCATAAATTGATTGTAAGCACACTATACACGATTTTTAATAGGTGGTCAAACGTTTTTCCTCGATTTATTCCAGAAAAAAATGGGGATTTTTGACCCCCATTCTTTCACTTAATGATCAATTCTTTCTGATGCCTGATCTCAACTCTTATAATCTTAATCTTATCCTGACAATATTTGACCTCCTCATTCCAATATTTGCGATCTTCACTTGTAACAGATGATCTTGCATAATCCCGATAATTAACCAATCTTTCTTTCCATTCCTCTGCACTCATCGTCAAGAACTTGATTTCGGTCTTTCTGTCCTGATTCCATTCTTTCTGCTCATCAGTCAAATCATTATTCACCAACTTCTTGCCCCACTCATAAACCTCTGCCTTGCTCATTGATTCATCATTCATATAAACGATTTCTAATTTCCTGAATACTTCACGATTGTAATCATTATCTCTGCATCCTGTGTTCTCGACAAATTCACTGTACATCATTTTGTGTGTCCTCCTTGAATGATTGTAATCGGATGATACACGAAAAATAATAGGTGGTCAAACGTTATTGTGAGATTTGTTCCAGAAAAAAGAGGATTGATCACTCAATCCCCTCTTTTATTTTATGGTAACTTCTGTACCTGAATTATAATACTACCCCTTTAATCTATCGATTGTAGCTTGATACAATCTCGGTTGTAATGTTCTGACCGCATCCATCAACTCATCAATAATATTCCAGATGTCTTCTGCTTTCTGACCCGATATCAATTGCAAGAATTCCGATTCGCCATGCTTATCGATTATTACTTCATGAACCGATTCTATACGATTGATAGGTTCTTTCTGAATATAAAGATGATCATATAACAGATAGAAGGTTGCCAATTTCTCGGCATTTTGATATGTCGCAGGGGACATTTCCAACTCATCGAACCCATGTAATTCCATTTCCTGAATTTCCCTGCCCATTTTGCATCGTTTGAGGCTGATTCTGACCCATTCCATAATATGGTTGTGGGTTCTGATAATACCCCTGCGGAAAATAACCATTGTATGCCATTTTTTATATCTCCTTTTGCCAAAAATATAGAACTATCTCATCGCCTGAATCCCATGTGTCGTAATAATCACCATCAATCACTGTAACCACATGACCTTGACAGGCTAAAACATATCTCCCCTGTGGATGTTCCTCTGCAAATCTCGATACCGACATGCAATCGGGACAAATTGAAGGGATGATCTTCTGTTCAAATCCGAATTTTTTTAAATACATCCCCCAAACATAATTGGCAGATGGCATATCAGAATAGAAAAGTCCTTCCGTACATAACCCGATGTATACATCTTCCCAATCCTTCCCCAGAACCTTTGCAATTGCCCTTACTGAACAATCACCCACTTTTTGACTTTTAGGATTTGGATTGAAAAATACATAAGGCATAAGAAGAACCCCCTTGCCTTTATTATTGAAAATCCTGATCACCTTTTCGATGAAATCAACGTGCAATTTTCGTGCAATTTTCGACATATAAAAACCCCTTGTGCGTGCCATACACAAGGGGAAAAAAGAAAGGATATTGTAACTGCCTAACGGCTTTTATTCCAGATGTTTAAACAATAGTGTTCCTCCCCTGAATTATAGCATATTCTCCAGTGTACAAATACCATTAATATATGCCCACATCTTATCATCGGGAATATCAAATTCATCCTGAACCTTTCTCCAGAAATCCAACTTCCCAGACATCCTGCAATTCTCGATCTGCATGATTGTATGATCACTAACCCCAAGCAAATCCCCGAATTCTTTCTGTGTCATTTCTCGGCTTTTTCTCAACTGATAAAACGGAATGTTAAACATGATATTGCGATTGAACTGTTTATGCATCTTCTGCCTCCTCATCCTCGATTGCTGATAACATTAAACGATAACAATTCTCGCAGATATCACACTTGCCTAATACTGTCCCTCTGTCTGAATTGCGAAATACTGAAAAATAATCCCCTTTGCAGGTATTCCCACATTTATCGCATATCATTGTTTCAATCTTCATTGTTTACCTCCTGAATTTCCCAATCCGCAGGGATATTTGAACAACCTGAAAAACCTTCTTTCATGTTTGATCTTATAGGACAACCCTCGCAATAAATTTTTCTCTGTTTAATGCAGAACCTTTTCACCGATTTCATTGCCTTAATGGGTGGCTTATTCATCCAGAACCTCCAATGTCATGAAATAATTTCCCCCGATATAATCATATGGTTCGCCATAGTTATACCCAATACAATTAAAAAACAAAACATTGGGTGCATCCCCTGATTCAATCCACTCATAAGCCTCGATCACTGCCTCATATGATAATTCACTGGCAGAACAAACCGACACCCCATTATGCACTGTCGAGAATTGCCCCGATTGATTCAATACTTCATTAACTGAATTCGGGAACCTCGAATCATTCACCCTATTCCAGATTGTTAAAGCGATGTAGATCCTTCCCTCGATATCATCTGACCTATCCGATTCTGCCTCGACAACATCTGCGAATAGTTGATATTCACTTTCTGACAACCCGACCGAATTTGCCCTATTCTCGACCGATTCTGCATCATTAGGATTTACACCTTTCACGGAAAATGGATGCGAAAAAACAATAATGCAGACCATCATAATTGCAACTGCGTTCATTCTTCATCCTCCTCATCCTCATCCCCGATGATATCCTCATCAGAAACATCCTCCCCACATTCGGGACAGATCATATATTCTATTGAACAAGGTGCCCCCCAGAATTCTTCGTGTTCTGTTCTTGTGTCTGCCTCATCCTCGTAGAACTTACATCCACAATATGCACATTTATACCTCATGACTGAACCTCCTTATTTCCGATTGCCCTCTTTAATCTCTCGATCTCATTCTCTCGATTCTCGATTATATCCTCATAGATGAAACACGTTTTCTCATATGCATCCTGAATAATCATGTCACTCTTTATATCCTGAATTGTTTTCCAGATGATCCCGACCATTGCACCACCCAAGAAACTCATAAACCCAATAACAAAATCATGCCACATTTTACCTGTCCTCCGTTTCGATATCCCATCCATCAACATCTGCGATTTCAATCCAATCGGGATCAATCATTAAATCGTGCCATGATGCAGAACAATAACAGACATCAAAATCGCTATCATAACACCTGATATAAGCACTGTTTTCCTCGATTGATAAACTTATCACATCAATCCCAGAAACCTTTAGTAATTCCCTTATTTCCTGAACCTTCCCTTTTAACTTCTCGATCACAATCTTTTTTTGATCTTCACTAATTCTCCTTACCATGAGGAACCTCCTTTAAATAATAAATATTGACAATCAATGCCCCCAGATTCTGCAATTCCCTGATCTTATCAGACAACCCGATTGCATCGATTTTCGTGTACTCGAACCTTCCCGATAACTGATTATAATAAACAATTCCGTATGCCATTTTGCCCCCTTTATGGATTCCACAAGATGATCCCATCTGATGCGAACTCGATCAATCCCTCATCAATCATCATTTCAACATCGGTACATAACTGATCATAATCCTCATCACCCCCGAATATTCCCCCATCAAACTCATCAACTAACTCGATCACTTTCTCAACCGAATTAATATTCACCATGTAGGAAACAGGAATTTCTATATATTTCCCCCACTTCCCATGTACTGAATTCTTCATCGTCTTCTTTGATCTCTCGAATTTATTCATGACCTGACCCCCCTTTTCACATTACACTTTCAGAAGAAAGAACTGGTGCCATTGAATACGATCCCAGAGGCAGAACCATTTCATTACCTCTCCATTCAGAAATCCTGCACCTCTTAACTTCCCCATACTCATCCTGCAGAACAACAGTCTTTGCAGTCCTCTTGATGATCTCATATCTCCAGATGCAATTGTGATCACAAGGTGAACTCATCCAATACCTTCTGCCGATCTCGAATCTTGTCATTTTAAAAATCCTCCTTAATTGATTGTAGCCAGATGATACACTAAAAAAGATAGGTGGTCAATCGTTTTGTTTAGGTTATTGATAAATTTTTTCATAAATAAGAACCCCACGGGTGGCTCGTGGGGTTACTAATGACTGAACTATCATGGGACAAATATGGGTTTGTTATGTGCCACCTAATCACATTTTAACAATATAATTTCCTGCGACAAATCCAGAACCATCTGCTAATTTATACCATCCATTAATCGTGTCTGAATACAACTCGACTGCAGATCCCTTCGGTAATGTCTTGATGATCTTGTACGAACTTCCTGCACCTGATCTTACATTCAATGGATATTTTATAGTGTTCACCTTCCCGATGAACGTGTTCTTTTTGGGTTCTTCTTTCGATTCCCCAGAATCCTTACATCCAGAAGGTAACAGAATCTTTTGATAGGGATATATCAACTTCGGGTTAGCGATCTTATTGATTGACTGCAATTCCTGAACTGTCGTACCAAACCTCTTTGCAATTCCATAAAGTGTATCACCCTTCTTAACTGAATAATACACATCGGAATTATTCGGCTTTATGATTTCGGGTTTCTCATCGATTGGTTTCTGAACTGTTACATCCTGATCATTTTCTTTCCAATCGGGTCTTCCGTAACCTGCAATCTTCTTATTTTCCAAAGAATAGGAATGTTTCTTAACCTCATCCCCAGAATTCCCCTCGACTGTGTAAACCTTCTTATCATCAACCTTATAAACAATGCCTGTGTGATTTATATCATTCCCGACATAAAAGAAGATTTGATCCCCGATCTCTGGTTTATCCGATGATCTCTTTGCAGATTTGAAATAGTTGTAACTGAACTTACATCCTGCACCACATGACTTTTTAGGTTGACATAACAATCGCAAGGTTTCATCTTCCCCAAAACATTCCAGAAAACAGGCATCAACAAAGATATCACACCATGCCGCATAACCATTCTTTTTGCCATTGTAGAAATCGGGAAAATTCTTATCAATGAATTCCGAAAACTTATTCTTGTTACTTCCCTTTGGTGTTTCCTGATAACCGACCTGCGAAAGTGCATAACCGATCAATTTCTGAACCTGTGAATTCATCATTTAGCCTCCTTGATCTTATTCTTTAAAATCTCAACATCCTTTTCGAGAACTATGATTCTCTCCCCATGTGTCTGCAAAATCCGATTGATATCTTTTACCTCCGATTGGGTTGCGGTTGTCGTAGAACAAATCTGCTCCAACTTCACGTTTGCTTTTAATATACCCTCTCGAAGAAATGCCCTTTCCTGACCATCCTTTTCCGTGTCCTTTTTGAGATTCCTGATGTTAGAAATCACAAGATTCAAAAGTGATATTAATAACATCACCCCTGAAAAAATCAACCCGATTATGCTAATAGTATTCACCTGATCACTCCTTAACCTCTGGCAGACCTGTTACAACTGCCATGGCGACCGATACAATCGATGCCAATATTGATGCAGAAAGAACTATTTTCCAATTGACCTCCTCGATCAATGCGGTTGTACCGATCGTAGATACAAACACCTGACAGAATGTTCTAATTGCCCTGACCAAAACCGCTTTCCAGAAATCCAAACTTGTTAATGTATTCCAATCATTCATTTCATCTTTCCTCCTATCTCAATTTTAACATTGATCATGTAGAAACCTCGGTTATTTCGTATGTCAATTTCATATACATTGTGATATCTTTCGTGACTGCCTCCTCCAGATTATTGACTGTGGAAACATATGGAAACATTGTCGTTAATGCCCTTGTTCTTCTTTCTGAACTTCCGTCAGAATGTGTTGCGTTCCAGACCTGTGTTCCATAATTATTGGAATTGATACCGACACCAAAACATCTGTCAAATGTGAAATCATGCCTTACAATGTAGAAATTACCATTATGGGCATAAATCGCACTTGTAAAATAATCATATGTTGAATTCTGAATTTCCCCATTGAACTTGTACCAATCCCCATTAGGCAGAATTACACAAGCACCATTGGAATAATCAACCCTTGAAAGAACCCCATATAATGGATTGTCATATGCGGTTACATCGGCATCATTATTACCCAATAGATTAGCCTTGATGATCTTTGTGCAATTTGAACCCAATCCATAAATATAATCACCGATGATCGGCATCGCATCTTTTGATAAACAAACATAACCCGACCCGATAGATGAAAAATTCGCCCCAGAATATGTGTGTGTTGTTGCCGATACTGTCCATGATGTTGTATCGATAGAATAATCATTTAATGTGTTACCACTAAATGTAATAAGGTGAATCTTATTCCCAGTGTAAGAGGCAGATGCGGTCGAATAACTGAAATTATTCACAGTCTGCGAAATGGAATGGGTTTCTTTCAATATATACTCATCCTGTGCCCCCAGAAGATGCAATCTTTTTGTATTGACTGCATACTCATCAACTGTGATTGTTCCACTCGAATAATCAACCTTATATGCGATTTCTTTCTCATAATCGATAATCGTCATTTGTGAAAACAATTTTGATATGGATGAACTCTGCTGATAATGGAGAAAATCAATAACACCACCGCTTGCCTCTGGTAATCCATCTGATAAATAATGTGCCTTTCCGATCTGTGATCTCGTCAAACAGACCGATGCAATTGCACCATTACCCTGTGAAGTGTTCCAATCCCAGACAAAACGAAAACCACCTGCGATAGCACCACTCTCGACTGTATTAAATGATCCCCTTTTCAGATTTCCTGAACCCGTGTAAGAATCATTTCCTGCCTGTGCGGTTACTTCACTATTCCCTGCGATCATCATCGTGCTTGCATCATTCACCTTATCCGTCAACAAACACCCATCAAAAAACTGCTTGATCGGTATTAATTTTGACGGATCTGCCCTATATTGAAAATTACCTGAACCGATGACATTCTGAACCCATGACGTAATGTCATTGTGCTTTTCGATTCTCTTGATAACCTTACCATCACGAATCAATTCAAGTTTGGTATTTCCGTGTAAAGCCATTATTCATTCCTCCTATTATGAAAAATCGAATATATCATCATTTGTGGCGATAATATCAACATTTATCAAACGATATGCACCGCTATAATTAACAGATGAAATTGATGTTGTTGTGATCGCACAATATATCTGTTTGTGTAAACTCATATAAAAATTTACTGTGCCGACAATATCAGCAACATCAAAAACCTTATAATCGACATAATCTGTGCCATCAACTGTGTCATATGCTTTGACAATGATATATTTATACCCACTAATATCATTAAAACTTGCCGTTGCATATGATGATGTTGTCGAGATAACACCTTCACTCAAAACACTATCGAATGGTGTACTCCCACCCTCTCCCATATGCACATTCCCGAATATCTCTTGTCCATTTAAAATTGCTTTTGCCATTTGTCCACCTTCCTAAACTTATAAAGCCTGTTATCTCTGCACCACACGCACGAGCCGTGATTACGGCAAGTACAGTCAATAGCCTTTGCACCTCTGTATGGTTTTCGTTTCTCCTTGCCGTGTTGTATAGCTTTGTCAAGGCTCATATTTTTTACCGCCTTAAACTTTTATACAAAGAAACCACACATCAAGGTTTACTCTTGCATCGCTTCTTGAACCTGCATTGTAAATAGCATAACTATATGTTGTATCACTTTCGAGCCAAGCATACCCAACCATTCGTGAACCGTAATATCCTGAACAACGTGTGTTACAAACTCCTATAACTTTATACCCTGTGGGTATTCCTGTTATAGTTATAGGCGACGAAGAATTATATTCCGTATCTGATGCAACTGTGACATTCGAAACAGGTTTATTAGTGATAATCTTCACATAATCGGTCAACTCACTCAACTTATCCGCCACACTAACACCTGCGGAATAAGGAATATCGGAGGCGGTAGTTTCTTCGTCTGTGATGATATACAAAGTGCCGTTGTTTTTTTCATCTGATGTTAATGATGAATAATCAGATGATGTGATCTCCTTCAATGCATGGTATTCCTCATCCAGACAATATATTAATGCCTTATCGGTGATCTTATAGATTGAACCATTCATCTTATCAGATGTTGGTAATGCCTGATATTCTGCAAGGGTTTTCTGAACTACCGATGCACCACCACCTCCACCACTCTGTCTTGCATATTCGAGAGCAGAAAATACAGACCTACTCCCCTGTGGGAAATTAGGTAACTGTGTATTATATTGTTCTGTTCCCAATACATGATTCTCAATAACAGAAAGCGAATGATGTCCCGACTTATATCCTGTTTCAGATAATGTGTCGGGAATCTCCGATTCAAATAGATCACTTGATGAAATTCTTGGTGCCACTGGCAACTCATGTATCATCTTATTTTCTGGCATAACTCATACCTCCATTAATACGATGTGATTCTTGGATCACCATCTGTTGTTGTTCTACTATCACCATCTGTTGTAATTCTATTATACTGAATCGCTCGACCAGTCAAACTCATATTCTCTGCAAGAGGAACTATATTCTGACCAATGTTCCAGACTGAACCAACATCCTGCAGAACAAACGATTCACCTGCGGTCTGCATCCCGATCACGGCATTGTCATTCATACCGATAACACCCATGCCGATTGCAAAAGGCTCATACTCATCCGACAATTCGAGAGTACCATCGAAAGAAACCGATGCAACCATTCCCTGACCCTTTAATAATGCACGCAGATCACCGATTGAAATCGTTGCGGTTCCTGAACTTGTTTTTGCCTTGACTTCCCAATAATGGGTAATCCCGACTTCTGCCCCCTGAATCCAATAATCACCCTTTACAATGTGATAACCTTCTTCGTCATATGTTTCCTCTGGTTTGTATGACAACTTATCCCCATCGAAATAATAAAACAACTGAATGTTCTGTAAATCAGAATCGAATTCTGATAACAATTTCAATTCGTGTTTCATTTCAACTGTCGTTGGTTCTGCGGTTGCGAAAGCAATCCTATATATTCTTTTTTCTGTCGTGTTGATCTCGATTTCTTCCGCATTGATGTATGGGTAATAAATGATCCCCTGATTCTTTTGGTTCTTCGCTTGTGCGGCTAATTCCTTATCTAATTTACCCCTTGCATTATTCAATGATGGATTCTTACCAAATCCCTGCAGTGTTGCACCTTTCGAGAATGAAAAATCGATTCTCATTACACAACATAAACTCCTTGTTGATGCCAGACCACCCGAATATGCCACGACATCGCCCAAATCGAGGCTTGGATCAATTAATGAAGATGATTTGAAAGGTATATATTTGAGGTTCTTAATTGCCCCTAAAACTGCCCTTCTTTGATTTGCGACAACTTCCTTTGTTCCATACTGCAACAATGGATTTGCCCCTATTTCAAGTGTCAGACCATCATCCAATTCATCCGCATAATAACTCGATGTCCCATCCTCGATGTTTGTAACAGAAATAGCGGTATAATTGGTCGAAAAATCCGACCATGTACCACCCATGAATCTGTTATTCTGATCAATTACAATCACGGGGTCTGTACCCCAATTTCTGAATACTAACTTTCCAGACCTATCAATAGTTGCAAAACCACCGATTGTAACTGCCATCCACGATATCAGATCCCTCCATGTTTCGATGTCATTATTTGGATATAATCCTAATATCTGATCGCCATTCGGTAATTCTGACATTTCTTCTGCGGTCATTCCCAACTCGACCCCACATTCGTTACAAACCAATGTTGCGAATCCATACAATAAACCCGATGATACATTCATCTGTATAGATGCATCGAATTTCGACATATAATCATATGCGGTAACATCGACACCCAATGCAGAATGGTTAGCCTCATCGATCACATAAGGCTTTATTGGTACATATTCCCAGATTTCCTGTTCATTCTCATCATATCCCAATAACAAACCGATTTCTGCATTGATTTCTCGACCTCTCCATGTTCCTCTGGTTATCCGACTTGAAAACGATTCCAGAAACGTAATGTTGAGCGACCCTATGAATACACCACCAAGTTTAATATCAGATGATTTTACTGCCATATCAGAAAACTTGAAAGAACCTTGTAAAACATCATCCTCCGTGAACGGAATGTTATCGACATATCCACGAATTGACCTCTGTTTACTACTGACAGATAACAATTTATTTATGTATGCTTGGCTAACCGAATACATTATTAAAACTCCTCGATCACAATCGACACGTTCCATGTTCCAGTAACGGCTTTTAGCTTTTCCGACTTCTTAACCGCACCATAATCAAAATCATCGATTCTCATCGTTCTCTCATCATAATCATTCAACAAAGGGTTATACTGTTTCATTAAAAAAGAATCTTTCAAGAATAACCGATAAAAGAACTGAACCCATGTGAAATCCGCCACATTTAATGTGATAGATGTTCCCATCTTATCCCTGCGAATAACCTGAACAATGTCCCGACCACCCTCCGATTGATTCACATTCTGAATCTTTTTGGGTTTATTCTTGATTTCAGGGAAAAACGGCACTTCTGTACCATCGATAATTGTCGGGTACTGACCTAATGAATTGTCTATTTCATCCTGAACAATGATTTCATTCTCTGCCATTAATTATGCCCTCCCCCCTGAAATATAATCCTCTCGCTGATTTGAGTTTACCACAAGTTGGTCGACCATTTCGTTCCCGATATAATTATTAATAACTATCGGCTTGCCATTCCCGATAACTGATGCGATATCATTCAACAAACTCTGTCTGCCATAGATCATTTCATCACCCGATTCACCACCACCAAGCAAAGAACCCCCAGACATTCCGAAGATTGTTGCACCTGATAACATCATAGGCTGATTCATGGCTTTTGCATACCAATCAACACTAATTGTAGGCACCGAAGGTGGATTGACACTAAATGATCCATCAATAGAAAAATGGGGTAACTGCAGATCTGGTAAACTCCATTCAAAATCAAACAATCCCTTGATGAATTCAATAGCATCAGAAACGATTTGTTTCGCACCATCAAAGATTTCTGTGAACTTATCCTTTATATTCCCCAGAACCCCCGACACTGTTTCATATGCATCATTTAATCCATCGGTGAAAAAACCTGTTACATCCGACCACAAGTTGGAAACTATCTCTGTAACATTATTCCAGAGGTCTGTGAAATAATTTTTCACATCATTTAATCTCTGGTTGACCTCATCTTTAATGACCGACAATCCAGATGCGACCTCATCCAAACTTGTCCCCATTAAACCTGCTAATGCCCCCAGAACTGCCATTCCAAGTGCCCCGATCAACTGAATCGTTGTATCTATGATCAATGGGAAATTATCTGTGATAACAATAATCAGATTCCCTATAACCTCGGGAATTACTGAAACAAGTTGCGGTATAGCCTCGACCAATCCATCTGCCACTGCCAATAATATCTGCAATCCTGTTTCGATCATCATTGTCATATTCTCGGGATCTGTGAGCATTTCGATCAACTGAACAATTATTTCTGTTGTTGTACTCATCAACTCTGGCAGATTCTCGACCAAAAAAGAACCCAACATCTGAATTATTTCCAATGATGCAGACAATAACTGCGGTGCCGCCTCGATCAATCCCTGTGTGATTCTCATGATGATCTGTACTGCAGATGAAAGAAGAACTGGCAGATTATTAATAATTCCCTCACCAATCCTGCCGAGTACATCTGAACCGATATCAATTAATGTAGGTAAATTATCGATGATTGCATCCGACAATACCCCCAGAATCTCCCCACCAACCTGCAAGAATGTAGGCAGAGTTTCATTCATCTGGCTTGCGAAATCCTGAACTCCCTGTCTTACCAAATCAATTCCAGATTCATCACCTGAAAAAATAGCTGATAATCCATCCATAACAGTTGAAATGGATGGTAAGAAATCTGCCAAAAGATTATTCTTTAAACCACCTAATGCGGTCTGTACGTTCTGTAATGAATCCTGAAATGTAGCACCTGCGGAAACTGCCTCATCTGACATGATTCCACCCAAATCATGAACCTCTTGCCTCATATTATCGACTTCTTCTGCCGACATATTAAGCAAAGGTCCTAATTCGGTTGCCCCTCGACCTAACAACTGGCTTGCAAGATATGTTCTCTGTGTTTCATCCTCGACATTCTGTAATGCCTCGATAGTCGCACCGAATAATTCCTCCTGCGACATTGATGCGATTTCTTCCTGCGACAATCCCAACTGTTCAAATGCCTCATTACCTGTTTCTGCGGCACTCGCCAATGTTTTCATACTGGCTTGCATCGATTCAATCGATGTACCTGCATGTTGCATTATGAAATCCCACTCCTGATATGCCTCTGCCGACATGCCCAATTTCTGCGACATCTTATCGATATTGTCGGCATAACTTGCGACATCCGAAATACCATTCACGAATGCGGCAGAACCTGCGACAACTGCGGCGGTCGTTGCGGCAACTGCCGCCGCCCCAACTCTTGCGGCAGTTCCTAATCCATTAGATAATGAAGAACCGAAAGAATTAGCAGAACTTTCTGCCCCCTCCAGTGCTGAATCATATTCACTTGTGTCTAATCCCAGAGTTGCGAATAATTCAAATACATTCATTTACTTCTTACCTTTCAAAACATCAAAACGGGATCGTATTTCCTGATCTTTCTTTTGAATATCGATATCATCTTCTTTGTTCTGATGTTCCAGATCATAAAACCTTGGATATTCAACCTGACCACGGCTCAAAATCCTACTACAAAAAGCAAACGAGTCGGACATATACAATTTATATGCCTCGGCTCGTTGACTTTCATGATACTTCGCTAATAGGTACCGAATAAAAGGTTTTAATTCCCTTCTGCCTCGATATTCTCCATAGCAGAGCCAGAATAGGCAGATGATGTCGATATTATCTGACCCTGCGAATGAAAAAGGTTCTGTACCTCTGGATCATTGATCAATTCAACAATCATCATTGGTAGATTTAAAAGGTTTAATTCTTTCTCGAATTCCTTTTCATCCTTCCTGTTGAGAATTGACAGAACCTTGATGATCTCCTTCTTGTGATTCTTTAATGCAGGTTTAACATACTTAACAGGCATAACCTTATTCTTTGCCAATTCCTGAATTTCCTTATCACCGATGATCATCGAAAGAGGTTCAACTATTTCAGCAAAAACCTCGATTGCTTCTTCACCCTTGAAATCAGATAATCTCATGTATTAACCTTCCCCCTGTTCCTCTGGTTCTCCTACATAGAATTCTGCAGGAATAACATCCTGTGCATCCATTGATGTATGACCCGTGAATGCGATGCTGATGTTTCCCTTCCCCTTATCTGTTGTCTTGATTGAAAATCCATCTGTCGAAAGAGCATTATCGATCTTAACTGCAACAAAACCATTATTTGACAGATCACCAACCCACCAAATAGGCTTGAAATCTGCCAATTTCAGATCTTTACGAGGAACAACTGCACCTGTTGTCTGATCCACATCTGCGGCACCCAACATCAACAAAAGAAGATCCTTTGTGATATTCAATGCGGTTGTTGACAATGAAACCTCTGTTTCTGTGATTCTCTTAAGTTCCTTTGTGTTCTTGGGACAGTTATCGATATCTGAACCGAAATCCTCATAGGTAGGCTTTACAGTGATTGTAATTCCCCCTGTTGTTGCGGTGATCTCATCCTTATCCTCATAATATGATTCACCCTCTGCAGGTGCAGGATTGAAATTCTTAAGCAACATTCCAGTATTGATCTGCAACTGCTCAAACGTATCTTTAGGAATTCTTGTAAATCTCATTTACTTAATCCTCCATCTTAAAATTCTGTTAAGAACTGAACCCCGATAGTGAGTACATTTCTTCTTATAGATGAATCACCCTCCTCCATCATATGTTGCGAGAAAGGCGACCCTTTTGTTATAAACATCCTGCCATCATCCAATCTGATGGTATTCATCCTCGAAATCGTTTCAGCGATCTCATTCGATAACTCATCAACCCTCTGCCAACTTGTTGACCTATCCCAGATAGATGCAGTTGGTAATATCACATTCATATAATCATCGGTAAGAACCTGATATGTGATATATGGAAAACTTGCATTTTCGGGTACTGTATTCTCCTCATAGGCAGAAACCCCGAATTGCCCCCAGAATGAATTATATGCCTGTTGCTTATTCATCGTTACTAATTTCCCATTCTTCCGCTTCAACCTGCCTTAATTCCAATCCTGACGTGTTAGGTGTGTAATTATCATCACCATCCGATGTAATACGGAAAATCTTTCCATCACGAACCCTCTTAACAACATCATGATATTGCAGATTGATTGATCTTCTTGTGGTTAATGTGAACCGATTTTCAACACCCTCTTTTGATGCAATTCTCGCCTCTGTCGATGAATCGAAAGAATATGCAATATTGATTTCTGCACCTTCACGATATACGGACTTATAACCACCATACCCATCAGGTATAGTGATCTTATCCATAATGATTGACAACTCCATTGCATTATCTATAAGGCTCATATGTTCCTCATCCTTCTCCAATGATTCAATCTCGATTTAAAAACCGATTGCCAACTGTTAGGATTTACAGAACCAGAACCCGATGCAGAACTATCTTTGGAATACGAATAATTGCCGAAAGATTCTGAATTGAAAGGCGACATGGCATCAGAATCGACTGAACCATATTTCTCCTGCCATCTTTCGATATCATTGGCAAGGTCAATGACGGATTGAGGCACCGCCATTGACCATATACTGCCATTAAATGATTCATCATTCATATCCGATGCAGGGTATTGATAAACACCATCATTCAGATCACTCCCCAAAATACGGAAATACTGACCCTCTTTCAAGAAATCACAAGTGAATGTTCCATCGACAATATCGATGTTAACTTTATACTTTGTTCTCCAGAAATAATTGTTCAGATATTCACATAATTCGGTTAGTGTTTTTTCCATTTATCAACCCTCTGCCTGATCCTCTGTGGGTGCGGTGATTGTTCCGACAATTACACCTGCGGACTTATCAGGGAATAGATCAATTCCAGAAATAGCAACTGTTTCGGACTGCAGTCTTGTATAATTACTATCCTCATGAATACCGATCAAACCTGTTTCTGCATCTGTTGTGAAATCAAATGCATCACCCAGACCATTTGCCTCATTTACATCGATGTAATAGAGGTTGATATTCTCTGATGCGGTTGCATAGAATGAACCCTTTGCAACCTGACCTGTGAGAATTACTGTACCCAGACCGAGGAAATTCTGAACATAATTCAGACCGAAAGCAGTCTGAACTGTGATATTTGCCTTCGCCAGATAATCAGATACATCGAGGGGATTTGCGATGAATACTGTCTGTACTGCATCATCCTCGAATGCGATTGCCAACTTTCCCCATGCATTGGCGAAAGCCTCCTGAATACCTGCACCTGTTGCAGAACCAGAATCAGGGAATGAACCGAGAGCATTGATGAACTGTGTTCTGATGCCCTTCTGGATATCGAGAATCATCTTCTTATCTGTGTCATTTACTGCCTGATCATAACCACCCTTAAGGATAGCCTCACCTGTGGTTGCCTTTCTCCACTTCTTAAGTTCTGCCTCACCGATCGGTTCCCATGTTGTTTCATACTGGGAAAGGGGAATAATCTCACCCTCGGGGACTGAACCATTCTGCAGTGTTCCTGTTGTTTTCTGAACCTTGAGAACTGTTCCTGCGGTAACAGGGATCTTTCTTGTGATGCCGAGCATCTTAACAAGATTCTGCACATTCTCACCAAAAAGAACTGCATAATCCTTTTCACGAACTCTTGCCATCTGTTCCCTTTTGATAACATTCGTCTCGGGATCTGTAACTACATTAGCCATTTTTTTGTTTCTCCTTTATTCATTTGTATTTTCGGGAAGTCCAAACAGTGTAGGATTTTCAGCCATTGCTTTCTGTCTTTCGATAGGGTCTGCAATTGCCCTGATTTCTTCCTTTGTCTTTGTTACCTTCCCACCATTGATAGGCGGATTTGCGACCTTCGCACCTTCTGTCTTTGTTGCCTGAATAAAATCCGACCACTCATCCTTGATGTGCTTGATCAACTCATCCGAATTCTTGGCATTTCCCTTTTCATCAAGTTCAATACTATCGAGGTCAGTGACTTTCAGAATAGCTGAAATCCTCTTTTCAGAAACCCCAGATTCCTTAAGCAATCTCTTGTATTCCGATTCCTTCTTTCCGATGGTTTCCTTTTCAAGAATTCCCTTCTTGTATTCCTCATAATCCTCTTTTAATGCCTCATACTTGACCTTGTATGGGTCTTTCTCGGCATTCTTTTCATTCTCCTTGTACTCATTCAGTTGCTTTTGAATTTCAGGTAATGATTCTGCCTCTTTCTTGTACTGATCCCTTTCATCCTTGATCTCGGATAGAACTTCGTTGTGTCTTTCGATAATCAGATCAACCTTGTCCCCCTCGATCCCGATTGAATCCAGAAACTTTCTTGAAAGTGATGCCATGTAAATAATCTCCTTTGCTTCGGTGAAATGTGCTTTTTTCATTAGACTATACATTCTTTATAGCACAATGGATTTTTATTTGCAACAAAGAAGAACCAAACAAAAACAGGGGATCGGTCGCCCCTGTTTTTGCCAATCTTTTAAAGGAGGTTTCTTATAACATCGATTCTAAAACCGAACGCATATAAACCATAATTATTTTAGTCCGATTTCAGAATATTTTCAAGTGTTTCCCTTCCCGACTGATTCCATGCAGACTGTGCCCCATATTGAATAAAATGCTTTCCAGTAATTCCCCGACTTGTACCGAATTCCTGAAAAGGTGCATATTCGACATTAGTCCCGATATATGCCACTAATTCTGATTCTACAACCGCAGAACTTATCGACCCTTTCAATCTTCCCGTGTCAACTGGTGCGACATCTGCGGCGGCAGATGCGGCACTCTCCCCGATTGATTCCAGTGCCGCCAGAACCTTCTGCCTCATTTCACCGATAACCTCATCTTTGTTACTGACAACTGTGCAACCTGTTACCTTTGCCATATATTCACCCCCGATCATCAAAGAACTCTGCCCAGAATGGTTGTTCTTTCTTGAATATCTCGATCTGCTTTTTATTCAACTTGTATGGATAGTCCTGAAATAGATTGAATATCTTCTTTCCATCAAACGTGAATTCTATCGTTCCTCGATCATCCTCATCATATACCCACCAAATTTTATCGCCCTCATTTTCCTTATATAATTGTTTATCTTTCATGACCACCTGCTCCCCTCATCGGATTATTTGTGTTGAGATACGGCAGAACCCCAACAAACTGCGAACTTTGCCCCAATGTTTCCACATCGATCAACTGACTCCTTGCCTCGACCCTTGAACCATAAAACGAATGTGATCGTTGACATCTGAACCGATTTCTTAACCTTTCATCTGTTAATTCATGCCATCCATTATGATTTGCAGATTGTAATTCCAGATAATTGAACGTTTCCCCTGTCCTTCTTATAATTGCGGCATGTCTTCCTGTCGCAAGAATATAATCCCGACCCTCGACTGTATGATTCATCAGATCATGCACTGCCCTGAAATCATTCGTGTTACTCATTTCAAAAGAAATAACCCCCTCGAAATTAGCCATTTCTCGAATATTTGAATTCCTTGAAAAGAATTCCTGCGATGCACCACCCCTGAAATCATCGACATCATAACCTGCTTGATTTGCGGTATATACACAACTTAACGACATGCAGGAACCCCTCGTCTGATCTGCACCCCCGACCTTATCGATAATTTGATCCTCGTTTAGATCATTTTCCAACCTTTCAAACATTAATGGGTTACCAACCCTCTGTTCACATGCATCACGCAACGCAGAATCTGCCATCACAATATCCCTATTTGGACTTGCACCATCCGTCTGTGAATCATTTACCTTGTTAAACTGACCCTCATCATTTAATGCCCTATAATCATCGGGATAATTATCCTGCAACCATCTTTCATAATTCTCTTGGTTTATTTCCCTTGAATACTCTTTAGGAACAATGTTCAATCGACATCTGCAATTGTATATTTCAGACGGATCACCTCTTGGGTCGGCAGGGTACTCAATCGGTATATTTAATATTCCGACACCAAACAACCCATTTTCATCTGCCCTTGTTCCATTCAACATCATGTGTGTTTCTCTGGTTCTATTATCGAGAGTTGCACTCCATTCTTTGATCATATCGATTCCATGATCTCTCATATACTGAACCGATTCATTTCTTCCCAGATTTTCTGCACCTGTCATTGATGTTCTTGCATTTCTGATTGCAGAATTCCTATCCATATTGGTTACACCTTGCAACCTATCCGCAACCTTTGGAATACTTTCACCCCTTAACAGACTGTGTGTAATTTCCCGATTGATTCTTTCCTGATTCCATCTGCGATCCTCTGGTATATCAACTCTCGAAGATGGCAACAAATTAGGGTTATCCCTGATCAATGCCTGAACCGATCTTGCATTATAAACCTGAAATGTACCGATACTAATCCCAGTATGTTCAGATATCACACTGCCAACAAACTGCCCGAAATTATAAGATTCTGCCACTACATAAGGCAATTCACCATTCACAATTGCCATAGCGGCAGTGTCCGTGTTAACAAGAACCTCTGTCATTGAATTTATTGTCGCCTGATATCTCGATGTTTGAATGATATTATTATTGACCCAGATGTCATATTGTTCCTGTGTGATCTCCCCTTCGGTTAATCTCGATCTCATCCTTTCATTCATTTCCGAATTCTCATTCATGAAATCGGTGAATTCTGACCTGACATCATTCGAGGCATTTGCATAAAGAGCGGTTAGACGTTCTTCTAATTCATCCAACCGCTCATCCATGTTTCTGCTCATAAAATCATCATTCGATAATCTCTGTATTGCCATTTCCACCACTCAACCTTTTTAAATCGATCTCCGCCTGTTTATCCTGAACCATCCTGATCTTATCCTTGTCCCCCAGAATCGTCATGATTTTTTCTGTGATGTAATCATCATCCAGATATAAAGCACCTGCAAGAATTGCCTGAATTTCTTCCCCCTTATTTACCGCAATACTTCTTGTATATGTGGGTTCATCCTCGATCCCTGCGATTTCCAACAATCCTTTTATGAAATCCGAAATCTGTGCCTCATATATATCCAATTTTTCCATCAAAGGATCATATGCCGCTTGAATCTGTGTTGCCGTAACTGCACCACTGGCAATATCATAAGGATTTAATGCCATTGCATCCTTATATAGTGTTTTTTCCAACCTTTCGAGAATAGCCTCCCGACCATTATATGGTGCCTCGACTTCATGCGGTGTTAATGTCTGATCATCCTCGACCTGTGCGGCATGTAACTTCTTTAATTTATCGATCATCTTCACCAGATCACCATCATCCATGCCACCTGCATTAGATATAGTCCAATAAATGATGTTTGCATCATCGATATCATTTGCATAACCCGATTGAATCAGATCATAGGCATCAATCGTTGCCCTAATAGGTGTTAATTCCGATTCTTTCAACTGATTTGCATAACATGGAACTATCGGGAAAGATGGGTAATTCTTGAAATCATAGATTTCCTCACCATCTGCAACGGAAACCTTCTTTGATACTATATATGACCTTTTTTCCTGCTTAACTGAACCCTGACCCTTAATCCAGATATATTCTGTGTAACCATCCAATTCAAACAGTGTTGCCCTTAACGGCTTATCATCCATTATCTGCCAAAACCTAATTCCTGCTTTTAATGCACCATCTTCCTCATCGAACAATGGAACAAACTCGGTTAACTTGAATACATCGACACTGCCATTGTTATAGAAACCGAAAGAAACACCCTCGCACTGTGCCACCCTTCCTGCCTCAATAATTACCCTGTCAAAATCTTCGCCGAGGGATTTGCCCCCTTTGCCGACCTTCCACGATATACCATTACCGAGTAGAACCGCATTAGCCTGTGTTACATCCCTAAAGAAGAACCTTGTCGAAATCCTATGATTGGCAGATACATAATCGGGAACTGCCTGACCCTTCGCATTATATAGAATTTTTTCGTATCTCTTGATGGTCGTATTCTGACCTGCGAAATAATCCTCCCCGATCTTTGCCCTTTTATAACCAACTGATTCTTTGTGATTCTGAATTGCAGACCTGACAAAATCCATCCTGTCGGATTCTGACCTCTCTGCCACTTTTAGCCAATCCTGATACGTTTTCATTATGCCAGACCCCTTTTTATTAGTGTTTATATTGTGATTATAGCATTAGAAACCGAAAGCAGATATATTTTCATCCTCATTTTTCCTATTCCATAACTTTCTAATGATAGATGCGAGGCTATCGGGGGCATCATCATGCTCTGCATATTCATTGTATTCCAGAATCATGTCGATGTATTCCTGATCCGTACCCGATACAAAAACCACATTTCTCCATTCTGATTTAAGGTATGTAACGATCTTTATATACTTGTTCATATCTTCCCAATAGGTAGAAACTTTCTCCCCATGTCTTCTTAACTCTTTGGCAAGATATCCCTTGTCACCATTCTCCTCGCATATGATCAACCCTGCATTGAACTTTCTTCTTTCATCCTGAATTTCGGGAATACATAGATCAACTGCCTTATGCCATAACCTCCCATAAACATAATATTGCCCCCCGACCTTTCGGCAGATGGTAAATGCGGTATAATCCTCTCCCCCATATGCGGCATCAACGTGACAGAATTTCGCCTGTTGAACTTTCACCTGATCACCATTCAATGTGGGATTCTCGAATATAACATCTTCACTTGCGATATGCCTCAATTCATAGTTTGCGGCAAATAGCGAAGGTGACATTTTTTCTCTTAATGCTTGTAACTCATCCTCATCAAAGATGCCCGTACTGTAACAATCCCATTTCATAGGCTCTGGCATCTTTGTAAATGCATCATCCTTATGCCAAGGTGTTCCAGTGTTGAAGATTCGACCTGAACCCTTCTTTTTTATGTTCTGCAACTCATCATAAAGGACTTTCACCTGTTCCCTTTCGGCTCGACTGGTTCTGTCCTTGATGGTAACTATATCATCCGTATAGATCACATCATAATGCTGACCTGTTATTGATGAACCGATACCCATCCCGACCAATTGTGATGTTCCCTTTACATCATTGGTCAAATTAGTCGACAATTCTGTTGCATTATCAACTGTTAATTTCAGATTGATGCCATGAATACATTGAATAAGGTAAATGACCTTTGGATGTGTGATGATCTTCTTAACCTGCTTGATAACTTCTTTCACATCATCGTCTGTCTTTCTCATGAACAAAATGCGAAGATTTGGTTTCAGAATCATTGTTCTTGCAAGATTCAATGATACACACGTTGTTTTATAAGAATTACGATGTGCTTGTAGTGTTTTATCTTCTTTCGATGAAAACATCAGGTTCATCCACTGCCTGTGTATATCTGACAGATCATCAAACCCCAACATATGACCGAATTCTTCGGGATGTTTTACAAGAAAATCAATCGCCTGTTTTCTCGATAACATCCGCCTCTGCCTCATTTACCAACTGATCAACTTCATTCATAACCTCTGCATCGATCTCTGCAATCTGAATTTTATCAATCGGTTTCTGTCCTGCCGTATCTCTTACAACCTCGAAAGCTTTCGTATCACCCTCCAGAGCCTTTTGAAACTGCTTGAATGCGATCAATTCGGCACCTGTCTTTACATCACCAGTCTTTTTATCTGAATACTCTTTATTAAGCAACATTTCCATCACTTTCCGCAGATCCCTTTTCATTCTTCGAGCCTCACCCGATTTTTTACCACCTGCGGACTGTTCATCGACTGTTAGTTTATGTGCCTGACCCCCCAGAATGAGGTTATCTTCTTTAGCCATACATTAACTCCCCAATAATGGTATGTTGAGCCTAATTGCCCCACCTAATCCCCTAATTTTACTATGGTTCTTTGCAGTCGGTTTATTGGGTCTTATTATTTGACTTCCCCATTTCTCCTGCATCCTCTTAAACTGTTCCTTTTCGAGTTGTGATGTCCTGATTGCATTAGCACCACCCTCATTAGTGAAAGATTCTTTCTTGATCCAATACTTTTCAACTCTTAATGCCTTGTGATACTTCTTTAGGTTCTGCAGAAAATAATCGACATCCTCCTTAACTGACAACTCCTCATCATATCTCAATTCATTTTTTAAGACATGACCGACTGTGCCACCATCGATATATGCATGTAACCTGAACGGCAGAAATTCATCATAAGATAGTGGGTCTGAATTTATATTCAATCCCCAGATTCCACAACCCCACTGTTGAGCGATAATGCAATTGTTCTCGAATATCTCATAAACCTCATCCTCGTCAAGGGTTCGGCTTTTCCCATTCTTGACATTTACCATGTACCCATGAATATCATCATCTAATTCGATAACTGCATCTGTTTCATCATCCCAACAATTATCCAATATCCAATTCAGAATCTTCGGTTTCCCTTTTCCCTGATATTCTCTCGGGCAGACTATGAACCGATCATCTGAATAATTAGGATGGTATTTCTTATATTCCTCGATCTCATCCTCTGACACCACAACAACCGCCCGTGATAAATAATCCAGTGTTGTCATGGATTTTGCCCTCTTATAACTCGGTACAAGGTATTTAATCTTCATTCTTATTCAATCTCCTCATGATCTCTGCACCATCGATAACCCGACCGATCCCGTGTCTTCTTACATTCTCATTTCTGTCTGCGGTCTGAACCCTTTCCAATCCGAATATCAATTGTGCATCATGCCAATCTGTTTCCGTGTTGAATTCCAGAACAATATAATTATTAGCCTCGTTCAATTCCCTTGCGATTGGTTCCTCTGGTTCAAGAATTTCCTGATCAATGTCCTCGATTGACAATCCTGCCAATCCCCAATCGATATCAAACCCATCGAAATCAAGTTTCGGGATATCTTCCCCCAGAATGTCGAAATCCCAATCCGATTCATTTAGCTTATTATCCAACAATCTCAATTTCTGAACCTGATCCTCATCCAGATCATCCATTCTCACAACTGGAACTGTCCTCATTTTCAACTTTTTAGCCGCAATCAATCTACAATGACCGATTATAAGATTATTATCCTTATCAATTACAAGAGGTTGAGCAAATCCGAACTGCTTGATGCTTTCGGCAACGTTATTAATCTGAACCTGATCATGCATCTTTGCATTTCTCTCATACGGAATGATGTCTGTGATCTTCATGTTTTCAATCTTCATTGTTTACGAACCCCCATTCTGTTCCATAACGATCTGTAATAATTTTGAAATCCTCATAATCATGTGGTCTTATCGAATATTTTTCTTCCCCATCATCCACATAATCGACCCCGACATGTAACAACTCATGAAATAACAATGTTCTTAACTGATCATCTGTAAACCCGATGATGTTGGGTTCAAATACTGTAATTGTGAAATCGGCAGGAATTGACCACTTATATTTGTCCGATACCTTTTCACATTCCCCCAGAACCTTCTTGCCCTTACTGGTTTTGGCATTATCTGACCCCAGATAAATAATGGTTGCATGTGAATTGGCGACATCGATCAAACTATCTTCTGTTTCGATGATTTCTTTTGCGATCTCTGCATATTCCTCTCGAATTATTCTATTATCCATGATTAGTACCTCCTTTATAAATTATAGTCTGATATTTTCTCGATGTAAATCTCCGTTCTCGGGTTTTTCCTATCTACAAAAACCCGACTGCCATCATGTGATACAAGGATTTTAAAATTATCATCTTTCAGAATCCGATATTTAACCAGAATATCATCGATAGCCTCCAATAGATTTGTCAGATCAACCCTTCTTTCTGAATCCCGATAAAAAAGAACCCTGACATTAACAGGGAAATCAATAGGATCAAATTTTGCAGGGTGAAGAAACCACCCTGCATCATTCTCATAGGTTATATACTCATCACTTTGCACAATCCTCGGTCTTCCCGACCTGCGATCCCTGATAATCTTTTGATGATTCTTTTTTGTCTTTGGATTTAATGGAATCATTCCCCGATAAATCACATTATTCATCTTTCAATTCCTCTGTCTTCCATGTACTCGGCAGATGTAAGATATTATAATCACAAACACATTGTGCTTTCTGAATACCTTCATTTTTATTCCCTATGTTCAGAATACATTGTGTACAGACATGATCCCGACAATAATCCGCAATCATCTTTACAGAATGAATTATTTCAATTTCCTGTTGTATCATTCTCTGCCTCCTTCCTCATATCTGCTCCGCACCAATGACAAAATGGATAATACTCGTATTTATGTCCGAAACCTGTATCATGGCTTATAAGTCTTGACCTTTCGCCACAACATGAACATTCTGCCGTCTTATAACCTATATCCACACAATGTTCATTTATCCACTCGCCTTTTGGTCTTTCTGGTTTTGCCATACAAAAACTTCTGTATCTTTCACAAATTGTCGGTGCATTGTCAATTTTGTAAATAACAGACCAATGACTTGAATTATCAAGATTTAATTCAATAATTGCCTCTTTCAAAGCATCAGCATCAATTAATCTCATTATTTGACCTCCTGTTCTACTTTTTTACAACAATCTATTCCTGCCCTGTTTATGTAATAAGGACAATCCCCAATTGAACATTCTGCGAAAAATCTTTTTGTAATTATATAATCATCATTTCCGATTGCCATTGCCTTTACTACTTCGGTTGTTTCGATTATTTGAAACGGACATTTCATTCTCTGACACCTCACATGAAATCAAAAATATCGATTTGTTTTTGTTCCTGATTTAATCTTTCCAAAGCCTTATCATAATAAACCTTGTCGATCTCGAACCCTGTAAACTCGAATTTCATCCTATGACATGCAATCAAAGAAGATGCAGAACCAACATGTGTGTCCAGAATCCGATCACCATCTTTTGCGAATTTCTTTAAAATCCAAGAATATAATGCGATTGGTTTCTGTGTAGGATGAATTCTATTTTCTCTGTTCGACATATCACCCTGCAGAAATCCATCCCACATATAACGAAATATTCTCGATGCCTTGTTGAAACTCGTCCATGCTAATTCAACATCTGCAAAACTTCTTTCTACTGCGTGTTGTTTATCCCAGACAATCCAACACTGTGAACAAGGCAGAAATTCAGTGAAATAATTACCCCCCCAGATAACCTGATTTTTACTGACCCTCAATAACTCTTTGAAATAATCACCCCCTGTTTTTTCCTGATTCCATAACCCTGCATGATAACCTTTTTGATTTGCCGACCCTGTCCCGATCTTTTGACCCACATTGTGTGTCATATATCCCCCTGCGGTTACATCCCCATAAACAGGATCAACTATCGCCAGATCAAAATAATTATCAGGGAATTCCTTCATTCCCTCGATACAATCCATATTATAGAAACCTGATTCCAACATGATAATCTCCTAAAATTCACACTGCGACTGATCCCTTTTATCACATAATCCACATAAATCGCAGAATGAGGTCTTGGGATCTATTCTCTTTGCCTCGAGGTTCACCCTATTTGGACTTGCTGAAACTGAACCATATAACAACTCCCCTTTGTTGATTGCGTGCCTTATATCACCGATTGTAGGGAAATAAGGGGATGATTCCACATGAAACCTTGCCGCCTTATAGATTTTTTCTGCCTGATCATTCCCGAATGCCATCTCCCATGTCTTAACCAACTCTGATGCATCCCTGATCTTTGCATTGGGATATGCCGATCTCAACATCTTTAATAATTCCAGAATCTCCTGCCTCGTCAATTGTACCCCTCCTCTTTTAACATCCTGTCGAACTCATTTTCTCGGGTATCATTCTTCTTAACCTGATCATCTTTTAACGGAAAAACACCCTGCCAAGAATTCATAACACTTTGTTGGAAAATAAGAACCATGACATCGGGATTATTCCCTGATAACTTCTTGGCTTTTTTGATAGCTAATATCAAACCATCATCTGTAATCGGCTTTTTGATCATCTTTCTCATTTTGAGAAATCCGATTATTGCCTCTCGTAATTCAGAATTAACAGAAACCAACTCATCTGCATCCAGAATTGAATCATAAGATGATTCATTCTTTCTTTCTTTCTTGATTATATCTGTTTTCTGATTTGTGTTATTATTTGGTATAGGTTTCCCCTCGGTGAGAAATCCATTTCCCATTTCTGACCTTTCCATTTCACCCACAGGTGAAATGCATTTCACATTTTTGCACCTGATATCTGCATACCATTTTGTGCGATCATAAGATGATTTATTGAAATTGCCTGTTCTGATATACCCATTTTCTTCCAGATCATTCAGTGCCTTTTCAATCTGTCTTTTCGATAAATACGGAAACTGTTTACCAAATGCAGAAATACTGTTATAAGTCCAGAATAATCCATCATATTCATTCTGTTCATTGGTTTTATTCTTTTCACACCAGTACTGAATATTTCGATAAATGATTGCCGCATTAATCCCGACATCCATCGCCACATCTGAATCAAAAGAATTAATCATACTTTGAATAATGCCTCCTATATTCTTCCTGCATGTGCTTTCTCGATTTCCTTCTATTACCTCTTAACGATTCCTCTGTTTCCTGAACCTTTCTCCTTGCCCTTGTAACTGATTCATAACTCGGCAGATCATACCTGTCATGATGGTACAATCCCTCATAAAAACTCGGTATTTCTTTTGTCCCACATATCAACCAACAAACACGAGCATATAACTTGAAATCATCATCACGGGTTTCGGGATGCCTTTCTAACACCGATCGCACAATCTTATAATAATCTTTCATTGATTCTGAAAACCTCCTTTAAAAAACCCCTTTTAATGGGTTCAGCACTAAAAGGGGATTATGGATATATCGGGATATATCGTCTGAACCCCGATACATCCATTGTGTGTATGATAATTATAACATCCATGTGCTATAATTCAAATGTACCCACTCGGTACCTCTTGTTCTTCATACCCGACACCGATCCCCCGATGTCGGGTTTTTCATTCTCATCATGAACCTCGAAAATCAGAATTGAATCCCATCATCTGAATCCTTGATCTCATTTCCTGATTTCTTATTTCCAGATGTGATCGGTACAAATCCACATTCATTAACAAGAACCTCTGTGATCTTCTGTTCTGAACCATCTTCTTTTTCCCAGACCCTTGTCTGTAACTTCCCTATGATTGTTATCGGATCACCCTTGTGGAAATACTGACAGATGAATTTTGCCGTTGTATTCCATTCCTGACAATCGATGAAATCCGTGTTCCTGTCCTTATCATTACGATCAACCGCAATCCTGAATGGTAAAGAAATCGAACCCTTTGTTGTGGTTCTCGATTCTGGATCTTTCACCAACCGACCAATTAAACAAACTGAATTCATAATTCACCCCCTCAATCCTGAATAGGGAAAGGCAGATTTCCCATTTCAGAAAGCACCTCATCCTGATCCTTTTTTTCTTCCTGATATGTCCTCTGTTCTTCCTTGGTTTCATGGGCACAATTGAAACACATCTGCTTGCCAAACATCTTTTTGCTTGCAGATGCGATCTGCTCGGCAGAATTCTTTCCATGCTTTCCGATAACACCACCACACCTTGAGCAGATCAATTCTTCTTTCTGAACCTTTTCACCTGAACCATCAGAACCCTCTGGCAAATCTTCTCCTGCATAGATATACAACCCCAGACCATGCCTTGCACATGCCTTTGTTAATGATCTCTGAATAGCCTTGTTAACATCAAACGATGTAACATTCTCGGCAGGAATACTCTTATTCCTGAAATCCATCACGGGCAGAAATTCAATGTGTTCCAGATCATCGATTGTAACA